TATTTATTGCCTCTAGACCGCCCTTAAGCGAATCAGTAACACCTTGCATAGTTCCATCAGTCAACTGTGGCATTCTCGCTAGCAATCGTGCAATCTTAGCCTCAAGACGTTTGTAGTCAGACAACTGGGCGGCTGTCAATTCACCTTGCTCTAATTTCAGCTTTTCAAGTAAGTCTAATTGGTTTTGGTAAGTTGAAGAAAGATCTTTTAGATTCTTAAAATCTCTGGTCGATAAAGCTTTAAAATCTACTGTAGCGGCTTCTTCACCTAGGCTGAAACCACTACCTCCTAATGACCGCCCCTTAAACCCTTCTAATATCTCCTTCTGACGGCCAAGGCGACTTGTAGCGGAAAGACCAAGGAACCCTTTAACTTGGTCCCAAAGATAGCCTATCTTTTCGCTAATCCAAGATCCTTCATCTGTTCCAAACAAGTACAGAGCAAAAGCTCCTACTGCGGTAATTGCAGCAGTTAGTGGGTTACTTACAACAAAAGCAGCAATCATTATGCCAATAAATCCGATCATTCTTACGAGAGCACCTGTCAAAGACTTAAGAAGTTCGCCAAAAGCAGCCCAAGACCTGAAACCAGCAACCACAGCAGCGCTACTAGCTATTGTCACAGCCAACGCAGCATTAAATAGCCTAATAGGTCCGCTAATAGGCGTCTGTAGAAATGAGAAAGCGGCTGCCAGAGCCGCTGCAGACTTAGCACCAAGACCCTGAGCAACTAAAAGTTTCTTCATATCTTTATACGTACTGACTAACGCGTCTTTATACGTAAGTACACCATTAGCTGCGGCTAAATAAGCTACTAAGCCGAGCCTACCAACTACACCAAATGTCCGCCCCATCTTAGCTACAAATTCTTTGGAATACTCTACAACTGCGTCAAACCCTGCTCTAAATTTATCTTCGTTAGTCAATTTACTGAATAACTCAGCTCTAGCTTTTGACCTAGCCTCTGGAACTAGTACCTTCTTTCCAGACAGAATACCTTCTTTAATTATCTCCCTACTCCGACGAATAACATCGTCAACCGGTATCTCAATTTCACGAATGCCTCTATTATAAGCACGTACAACGCCTCCAAAATACTGCAACGCTTTACCTGCAGCGTATAAAGTAGCGAGAGATCCTACCAAATCACCGATAGAGCTGGTAATACGACTCACAGCTGTTCCTGTAAAAGAAGCTTCAGCAGAAGAGAAAATAGACGGAATAAGCGTTAATGCCGCAATTGACATTAACGGATGGCCTCTAATTGCTCTCAGAATGCTGCCAAGGTATCTTGAAATAATACTACCAACTGCTTCAAGGTTAGCAGTGAGATTTGATAAGATAGATGTAGGTACAATTTTCTCCAGCCCCCTAGACACCAAAGATTTTAAAGAAGCTATATAGTCTTTAATCTTAGCATATGAGGACCTCAGTGAAAGCCCTTTTATATCAAAGTCTAAAACATGCGCCCAAAAAGCTCTAAGAGAATCTTTGATTGCGCGTCCACGAGTTTTATAAACCCCAGGACGAACCTCGGAGTATCCACCAAATAAAGCATCAGAAATTGTGATATTCCCAGCTACATATTCTGTAATATTATTTTGGAGATTTCTAAAAGCTCCAAATAGCGCAGCGCCAATATCTTTAATTTTATCAACAATTGAACCTTTATCAATTGCGCCTATAGCACTTCCAAAGATATTTTCCATCTCAACAGCAAATTGTACACGTAAAGCAGTGATAAGTCGCCCAAGGAAAGATCCTGTAAACTCATTTGCAAACTTAGCGCCTATCTCACGAATCAACTTAGCACCAGCCGCTTTACCAAGAACCGCAAAGATAGCGAGAGGAATGCCTAAAGCTGCAGCTTCGAAAATACTAATACTGTCAAAGAAAGCTAAAGAAAAAGCCGCCATAGAAGCGATTGCTAATTTAGGACTAGCAAAAATAGACCTGAAAGCTCTTGCTATCTTTGACCTACCATTAAGCTGAAAGACTTCACTAAAATAATCAGTAAAACCTTCCGCAACTTTCTTGCCGTCTTTACTTTTGCCAAAAATTGCTTTTTTAATAGCTTTACCAGCTTTCTTAGATTTAAAAGCAATTAAGCTTAGACCTGCTAGCGCTGCAAGAAATGCTTTATTATCAGGAACAAGCATAGCAAATATTTCACCAGGAGCACCGAAGGCAGAAAGGAAAGCATCTACAGCACTTGGTAAAGAGGAAATGACCAAGTTAATACCATTGAGCATTTCCTTGAGAAGAATATCAACCACGAATCCAGTAAACTTAGCGACTCCTGCAGTTACTGATTGTTCAGCTGTTTTTAAATCCACATCTATTGCTGAGGCAATCATGCTGAAGATAGACAAGCCTACGCCAAGTTTACTAATACCGCTCAGCGAACTGAAAGTATATATAGATAAGACTATCTGAGTCAAGCCTTCAATTAAACCACGCCCAATAGATGACCAATCAAATTTAGTAAAACTGTCACCAATATTCTTTCCAAGATCTTTGAGTGAGGTAACTGCGCGGTCTATTTTCGAAGGGAGGTTCTTGAAAGCGTTCTCTACTAATCCTGTAAACGCGCTAATCGGTGAAGCGTCAAGACGGCCCGAATGATCCATCACACCATCAATCAAGTCAGGCCAATATGAGTGCCCGACTACTTTATCATAAGCTGAATAGAAAGCGTCAGACACTTTTTCTGTGAATTTTGAAATCTTACTAACAACGCTAGGTAGTATATTCCCAGCCTTTTCTTTCACTTTCTGAAAAAGCGCAACAATATATTCTACTGTTTTTGACAAGGTCTCCAGCAAAGGCTGCAAGTTCAAGACTTCATATAACCTACTAGAAAATGCTCCAACAAAACCTGATAGTGTGGCGTAAATACTAGATAACGCCTTTTTAAACGAAGCTGTAACTTTCTTTTGGTCTAGCGTAAGAGTAAACTCAAAGTCTTTAGTAGAGAATCCTTTTATGGAATTAAGCGCGAAAGCAGCGCCGTCAAAAATTCCATCTGCCATCCGTTGGCCAAGGCTCTTTGAAAAGAGGTCACTTACAGCATCAAAAATTGCAGACAAAATAAGATATAATGTATTTTTAACACGGTGCGCAAAGGGCTCTAGTACTGGTGCAAGTACATCTTGATACAGTCTAGTAATAGTGTTACGTAAGACTTCAATCCCTGCCGATACGCGGTCAAATCTAAAACCGGCAATAGATAGCAATCTGTTGTCAATAAAGCCTAGGCTAGCTAAGAAATTTCGTCCTACAGAGAGCACGGAAATCATACTTGCTCGGATGTCGCCTAGTGTGACTGCCCAGTCCCAGTAGCGGCCTCTAGCTAGCTGAGTATTCACTTCTCCTAAGTTCTCAGAAAAATCTTCAAGGGAAGTGGAAGTAAATAGGTTAGCCCAAGCTCTCTCAATATTTTTACCAGGCTGCAGAAAGTTGATTCTATCTACAATACTTTCAATAAAGTATAAACTAGGGCGAAGTGTCTGAAAAATAGCGGCATCAATCTTCTTCAATGTATGAGTAATCTTGGCGAAGACACTAGCTACCAACGAGACTACAGGTGTGTAGACGACAGTGAACAAATTAGCGACTTTACTTGCTAAAATACTGACCATTGTTACAACTTGAGCAGCAATCTTTCCTAAAGACTTAATATCATCGATAAAAGTAGGCTCTATTTTTACTTGGCCGAATGCCATATTTTTAGACAATTTCTGGAAACTAAAGCCGGTGACCTCTGCTTCTCCTTTCAAGAGACCGAACGCTTCTTTCAGAGCTTCTAACCCAAAATAAGCGTCCCAAATAGCGGGGACCGAGTCCCACACTCTTGCGGCAAAAGCAAATTGTTCAAATACATCTTTACCCACTGTTACAGCTTTCCACGCTTGTCCTAGTGTACTTAATGAACGAAGTGAGTCTTTAGCAAGCCTAGCATTCTCCTTCAGCAGGATAGCCTGCATCGCCATAGCGTTCCCAAACCTTTCAGCGCCGTCTGCAATTTCAATTAGGAACTTAGCGAAATTAGGTGCCGCGTCAATCATCAGATTAAATCCGCCAACAGCAGTCTTAAATGCCATTTTCATGCGATTAGAGGCTTGTTCTACTGTGTATGCAGTTCCGCCAAAGTCTCTGTCTACACTCTTTTTAGCTTCTTTAAAGATATCTACCAACAGTGGCACCGAAAATTTACCCGCTTCGGCAAACTTATAAATTTCACCAGCTGTCATATTAAGCTGACGTTGCAGCTCAAAGGCAAAGTACTTGTTCTGCTCCATCACAGAGCGCAACTCTTGGCCTCTTAGTTCACCAGACGACAGACCTTGGGTGAACTGCACGGTAGCCGCCTTAAGCGACTCTGCAGTGCTTCCTGATACCGCGCCCATCTTCTGGTAAGTTTCAGTGATCTCAAGGATTTCTTTTTTACTAATTGCTAAATTATTAGCCTCAAGTGCTTTAGAGAAGTCTACAAAGATATCAGTAGTAGTAGCGAAATCTGTGCGAGAGTCTCTGGCAATCTTATACAAAGATTCTAGATTGGTATTTATTTCTTTCATATCCTTAGATACGAGAGACAATCTGTTTGAAAGTCTTGTCAAGTCGTCAGCGGCTCTATGAAAAACACTTACGCTCTTAAGAGCTGCAAAAGCTGTTCCTGCTAACAATACTGCATTACGTAGACCTGTAAAAGACTTTGTCGCCTTATTGGTGGATTTAGCAATATCAGTGTTAGCTTTAACAGAACTTCGTTTAAAACTATCTATATCCTTTTTAGTCTTTCCTAAATCACCTGTCTTTCCAATCTTAATACTCTTAAGATTTGCAGAAGTGATTTTAGAACTTTTTATCATGTCTGCTAACTTCTTATTCAGAGCTTCAAGATCAGCTCTGGCAGACTTAGTATTAGCCTCTACCGGTATAACGATTCCAGACATATTAAATTCCTTACATTTGCGTTAAATAGCCCCTCAATTAGAGGGGCAGTAATCAAACAATTGTTCCTTTAGGCTTTACGCCTGGGAATGATAATAGTGTCTTTTCAATAAAGTGTTCTGGAGCTTGCTGAGAAGACCCAGCATTCAGAGCACTAAGATATTCAACATCATTAGTTATATTATTTTGATCAATTTGCCAGCCACTTTGAGCTTCGCCTGTGTCAACAGGTGTATTTTCTTTAAGAGATTTTACCATCTCTTTCATCAAAAGTTTCTTTTGTTTCTTAACTTCAGCTTCAAGTAAATCACTCAAGATCTTCAAAGGCCACCTCCTCGCCACCAGTTGCTCCCAGCATTCTAGAGAACATACTTGATTTTCTAAATTGTGCCATATTCATAGACTTACCGTCATCTGGCCCTTTAGCATTTAATATCGGGTCGAGAGAGTTGAAAATATCCCAAGCTTTTTCTTTAACACCTTGCGTTAGTAAAAATTGATACGCTCGATAATCACCGCGCCAACCTACAGGCCGCTGTTTGAAGTAATCTTGCCATTTGAGAAACTCCTCATAAGACATTTGTTCTTCAATAACGAACACCGGCATCTGTAGGTTGTAGGCTAGCTCATAAACCGCTAGTTCCTGTTCAGTTAACTTTACTTTTCCACATCAGCGGCCATCCCTGAGAAGCTCATAATGTCTTTAGACAAAGTATTAAGCTCGTCAAGTGGGAATGATTCAAAATCTTCAGCAGTAAGCTCTTCAGAATCTGGTGCGCCCATTTTAATAATGCTAATTAGGATCTCGAGATTTGCTTCTTCATCCTCGCTACCCTCTTGTGATTTAATCATGGCTTGCATTTCAGTAACCTGACCCTTAGTCAGCTTTACGATTTCAACATCAGCTTCCATGAATTTTACTTTCTTACTAATTTTCTTACCAACTAACTCTTTAAAAGACATTCTATTTCCTT